AGAGGCGACCGAGGAAGTCAAAGATCCCAACGCACCCGACGCTTCAGAGCTGACCAAGCAGTCCGAATCCTTCACCATGAAAGACGATCCCGACTACAAACTCAGCGACAAAGAACTAGACATGGTCGCAAACGCAATCGGGCTTAAAAAAAAAGAAAAAATAGAATTAGCTAAACCCACGGCCGGCATGATTGCCGAAGCCAAAAAGGGGCTAGAGTGGCGTCGGGAATATAAGCGGGGCGGGACTGAAGTGGGTGTGGCCAGGGCACGCGATATTATCAACAGCGTAGACTTTCCAGATGAGACCATCGCCCGCATCAGCTCATTCCTAGCCAGGCATGAGGTGGATAAAAAAGGCGAGGGGTTTAACCCTGGTGAACCAGGCTTTCCATCGGCAGGCCGGATAGCTTGGGCGCTATGGGGTGGCGATCCTGCACAGAGCTGGGCAGCGGTACAGATGCGCCGGATCGCCCGCGAGATGGCGGCTCGGCCAGGGCCGAAGTCAGCCAGCCAAACACCTGCGCCGGCAAGTGAACGCAAGAAGGGCAGCAAGGCGAACCCGGCCGGCACAGCTTCTACCAGATCAAAGGCAGGCGATATCGAGATCAGCGAAGCCGTCGAGCAAACTTTAAAAAACAAAATAGCCGACTTTAAAAAAAGCTACCCCAACCGCAAGGCGCCCAGCTTAGGGGCGCTCAAGAAAGTTTTTCGCAGGGGTGCTGGCGCTTTCTCAACCAGCTTCAGGCCAACGATCGGCGGGGGAAGGCCCAACAGCCGGACAGCCTGGGCGATTGCTAGGGTAAACAAATTCTTAAAGATGGCAGGCGGTGGCGAGGTAAAGAAAAGCTACCGTGAAGCTGACGGCGACTTGCTGTAAAGAGTTAGCCAGAAAAAGCAGTTGCCCGCACACCCTCCGCCCATACCCTTAGGGCATGGACGGTAATTCACCCGATACGGCCACACTTTATTACGACGACGGATCGATCAGTGTGGTTGGCCGAATGATCAACGTAGGCCGTCCCTACAATCAAACCTATAACCTAGCGTCGATCGTAGGCACTGCTTATGGTCGTGAAAGTGCTGGCCTTGGCCAGATTTTATGGTGCGTCATTAGCGCCTTTGGGATCTTGTTTGGAGTTGTGTTATGCCAAAATAGCCCAGTCATGGGTGTTACCATTGCCTGCATGTCGGCCGCTGTGCTTTGGAAAATCATTCAAGGATCTTCACGTCCTTACGTTGAGTTAAAGTTTGGCGGGTTAAACAATCAGATGCTTTATATGAAAAAACTATCGCATGCCACACAACTGGCTGATGCGATTAACATGGCAATCCAAGACATGCACACCCCGCCCGAACCTGGGCAGCCCGTCTACAACCCAATTTTTCCAGATCCCGCAGACCCTGTTTCTAGTAATCCAATCTTCAGCCGAAACTGATTTGACACCCGTTGGCCAGCATGGCCAACAAATTAAACGGCGTTTCTATTTTAACGGTTGGAGAGGCCAGGGGCCACAACCTAACGATCGACCAAACCTCGCTCGAGCAAGCGCTCAAAGTGGCGCAAAGCATGAAGCGGATCAAAGTGACCATGGGCCACGGCGCACCCGTCACCGGCATCCTTGGTTACATCGATAATTTTTTAATCAAAGGCGATCGGCTGATGGGGGATCTAAACCTCTTTAACACTAATGAGGCGCAGTTTGTCGAGCAGCTGGCCCAAGTACTGCCCGAAGGCTTTGGCATATCCCTTACCTTTAGCGGAGTGCCTGAGATCATGGGGGCGGAACGCTTTGCCCGAGTGACTGAGATCTATGATTGCTCAATCGTTTCTGAGCCTGCGGCCAACCCAGCCGGGATGTTCAGCGCCTTCTGCGCAGTTGACATGCAAAAACTTCAAATGAACGAAGCACCCGTCGAAGTCAAAAAGGAGCTGAGCGCGCCGACCGTAGAGGCCGCACCTGCATCCGCTCCTATCGTTGAAACCGCTCCTGCTCCTATCGAAGCAAAGGCCGAACTGGCCGAAATGCCCGAAGAGAAAAAGGACGAACAGAAGATGGCTGAGCCTACTCTGACCGACATCGCAGGCATGTTAAGCAAACTAATCGGCATGCTGACCCCCAAGACCCAAGAGACCGAAAAGGGCGAAGATGACGAGGAGATGACTTACAAAAAAGAAGAGATGGCTAAAGCCAACGACAAGACGGTGACCACTTTGGAAAAAGCCAAGGCCGACGCTGCTGGTGCAGTGGCGGTTCCCGCTGAATCGAGCCAACCGCTCGGCCGGGCTGAGATCCTTACACAATTCAACGCGGAAAAGAATCCGACCCGTCGGTTGGAACTGCTCCGCAAACTCGGACTGTAATCAGTCCACTAGGAGAATACTAAAATGGCAAATTCACTCGGAACAACGAATGCCAATGTAATCGCTCAGCGTGCGCTGGAGATTCTTGTGGCTGACTACAGCTTCCTTCGCAACTCTGTCACCGATTTTTCGGCTGATGCAGCGAAGTTTAACGCGTCCGTCTTTACGGCTCGCATCAGCGCCACGACCGCGCAGGACTATTCACAGTCCACCGGTTATGCAGCGACTGCTGTGACCCAGACAGACGTGCAAATCACCCTTAACAAATTCAAGCACGTCAGCTACTCGGTTGATGATTCTGAGCGCACAAGCTCAAACATTAACTTGATCGAGCGCTTTGCCGGTTCTGCCGCGCACGCCCTCGGCTTGCAAATGGTGGGTGACTTGCTCGCGCTTGTTACTTCCAGCAGCTTCACCAGCGCCCTCACGGTCGCGTCGTCTGCCTTCAGCTACCGCTCGGTAGTGTCGGCCGGCATCACCCTCAACAATAACAACAGCCCGGTCAACGGCCGCTACGCTGTTCTTAACCCCAGCTTCTACGGTGCGCTCTTGAATGATACGACCGTCGTGGCCAATCCCCAGATCTCGGGCGACCTCGTTCGCACGGCTGGCATCGGCAACGTGGCTGGGTTCAACATTAACCAGTACAGCGCAGTCCCCGGAAACAGCATCACCCTGGGCGGATTCTTTGCCCAACAGGAAGCACTCCTGATCGCAGCCCGCGTTCCGGAAGTGCCGACGGGCGTGAGCATCCCCGGAGACATCTCTGTGGTGACTGAGCCTAGGACTGGCTTGTCGGTGCAGGTTCGCGAGTTCTACGACGTAGTGCTCGGCAAACTGCAACGCACCTACGCCTTAATCTACGGCGTGAAGGCCGGAGAAACCTCCAGCCTCGTACGTATCAACGGTAGCTAATTCACTCGGGGAGGGCGGTGGGCCAATCGGCTCACCGCCCTTTCCACTTTAAGAAATCCTCTCATGTCTGAATTTACGGAATGCCTCAAAGAAAGTTTGGCCGCCCTTTACGAATTACGAACAGACGGGCACGGCAGCGACCATCGGATCGACAAGCGTTACTGGCATTCTTTCCACGACTACACGCAAGGAAGCGGTCGAGCTGGGTGGGTTCGACCTAGATCTTAACAGCACTTTCACCATTGATATCACAAGGATCGCTACGGCCCCCACGATCGGATCAGTCCTAGTCGCTAACTCAGTCAGTTTCCGCATCGTTACTCTGGATACTTCAATCGGCTCTTACGTCTTGGGCTTGCGAGAGTTTTAGCATGGCCACTCGAAATCCTAAAATCTCTCTGTACTTGATTGCCGGCCATGAGGCTCAGTTTATCGACCGCGCCCTCAAGGCGTTTCATTTTTGTGATGAGATAGTCGTGTGCATGGCTCAGGGTGGCCGGCCTGATGACGGAACTAGGGCCATAGTAGAAAAGTCGGGGGCTAAAATAGTCGAGTATCACAACGCACCGGCCGCAGCGTCATGGCAACATATCGACAACTTTGCCGCTGCTAGGAACTGCGCATTGAATGCGTGTACTGGCGACTACGCATTCTGGGCGGACTGCGATGACCTGCCTCATAAAGACCTCAAAAACGCTCTTAAAAGGGCCGTAGAAGCGTTTGAACAGAATCCTAAGCTCGGCATCTACGCAGGCGTTTATAACGTTATAAACGCCAAATTAACCCCAGTAAGGGAAAGAATGGTTAAGCGGTTAGAGGATGGGCAATGGTCGGGCCGGTGGCACTACGCAGTACACGAAGCACTCCTACCCCTGCCAGGCTATGAATCTGTCGGGGAGCAGCAGGTGTGGGTGGAACATCACCCTGGCGGTTACAAGCCAAACAGCGCCGACCGCAATCTACGCATCTTGCAGGGCCAGCTTAGTGAGGCGGGCAAGTATGCTTACTACTTTCAGCAGGAGCTTTTTCTGGGCAATAAGCGAAACGAGTCTCTGCCATGGTCGCACGTGGCCGCGATCTGGCCGGGGCAAGAGGCGACCTTGGCTTACGAAGCGGCCTGCAATGAGGCCACGGCTACGCAAGATCGCACCGTTAGGATTGGCCTATACCACAAGGCGCATCAGATGAATCCTGGGCGCAGGGAAGCGATTTACTTTTTAGCCAGGGAAGAGGCCAGCGTGGGCGCATGGCTACAGGCCTATCACTTGCTAAAGTCGGCCATGGTTCAGCCCGATCCGGGCCTAAAGATCTGGAACGCCCAACGCACCGTCTATGACTTTGAGTGCATCGATCTTTATCTGGCGGCCTGCCGAGCTGTGGGCGATACCACCGAAGCCGACAAGATCGAGAAAATGTGGCGATCGCAGAAGCCGGTAAAGATTAGCGTCTGCCACGCCACCCGCGGGCGACCCCAGGAAGCGATCAACGCCCGCATCCTATGGATGAAAAAGGCAGCTGATCCTGCCTCAGTCGAATGGATCTTTTCGTGCGACAATAATGACCCCAGCTCTGAGCCGTTGAAAAATTGGAGCTTAGTCAAAGGGGAGGGCGGCTGCATTGCCGCTTGGAATCGAGCCGCAGCCATAGCCAAAGGCGAGATTATCATACAAGGATCTGACGATTGGGATCCTCCTCTGCACTGGGACGCAATTATTACCGAACGCCTAGGCGATACCAGCAAGCCTGCAGTGCTCGCAATCTCTGACGGCCACCGTAAGGACGATTTGCTTTGCATGGCGATCCTGACGAAAGCCAGGCTGGCACAGCAGGGCACGCTATTCGCGCCGGAGTACGACGCATGCTCAGGTATTTTCAGCGATAACGAGTACAGTTTACGAGGGGCGAAGGACGGCGTCATCATTCCTGCTAAGGACATCGTATTCACCCACAATAATCCGCTATTCACCGGGGCAACTCAGGACGCGGAATTTAAACGACACAACGCCAAAGAAAACTACGAGCTAGGCGAAAAGATATTTAAGGAACGCAATCCGTGATTCACACCCACAACGCACTGCGTTTGGGCGACAACCTAGTGCAGTTAAATTTTCTACGTCGGCTATGCCTGCAAAATCCAGATATTGAGATCACGCACTACCACAATCCAGAGCTGTGCAAGTTTGAGGACAAAATCCAGATCTTGAAATCACGCACTACCACAATCCAGAGCTGTGCAAGTTTGAGGAGATTGACGCCTTGCGAAGCGACATATCTTTACGGCTACGCATTCGACCCATCAGCGAAGCACCAGCTAACAGCATTGATTCTTGGCGGAACACGGGCGGATATTGGGAGCGTCACACCGATAAATTAAACTTTGCAAAATTTCATTTAGACTGGTTTGAGGAACTGGCCAGCAGGATGTGCGTCAAGAATCCAATCCAGAAAGTCGATGACCTCCTGTTTGATTATCCAGCCTTAGATTCCTTTATTCAGATGGCTCCAGACTTCGACATCGTCGTGATAAATTCGCCAGGGCTGTCTGGTCAATTTACAAACTTTAACCCCGACGATTTCCGCGTCCTAGTTTCTAAGCTAATAGCCAAAGGGCATAGGGTTGTTACAACGACAGCTACTGGATTATGCCCAGCATTTGATGGCAAGAATGTGACTTGGATCGGAGCCACTGCCGCCAAGGCAAAAGCCGTCATCGGAACTTCCACCGGGCCGAGCTGGCCATGCCTAAACGTTCATAACAAAGACGCCTTTCATTTGCTCTGCGCGGATACAGAGACAGTCATATTTACCAAACGCGGTCAGATGGCTAGGAGCGCATTCCACGCTGTTCATATTTTAGAAGAGGAAGGCTTGCTGTGAAGAAGGAGCTAACTCAGGCGATGGATTTACTGGCGGCCGATCCGGCCGTTAGGTTTATAGGCTACGGGGTAAAGATAGGCGGCCGGGCGGCAGGCACGCTCAATAATGTTGCGGATTCACAACTGATCGAAACGCCTGTCGCTGAAAATCTGATGGTAGGACTAGCCACGGGCCTGAGTTTAGCCGGGCTGAAACCAGTCGTATTTATTGAGCGGATGGATTTTATTCTGAACGCACTGGACGCCATTGTGAATCACCT